CGCCCGCCGCAATTAAAATAATGGGGTTTGCGGCTATTACAATATTTGCGGCGAGCATTGCAATACGCAGTCCAGCCATTCCTTTAGTTAATAGAAGATTCACTCCAGCGAACAACTTCATGGTGAGTATGTAAGTTGCCATGACTTGTTTTCCCACACCCATCATTAAGGTAAATGCACCACCTGCAGCTGCTGCGCCTAAGATAGCCATCGCTGCATAGCCAATGTATTTGGTCAGATTTGGGAACATTTCAGTCCATGCGATAATTTCTATTGCACCATCAGACAGACTGGAAATAACAGGTAATAGCGAGGGGAGCAGTGCCGCACCAAAGGCGGTTCGAACAGCAAATACGCCTTGCTCTAGGCGTTGCCATTGGTCGGTCATTGCTCCGGCCATGTTGATAGCCGTATCAATATTGCTGGCACCATTTAACTGCGTAATGTTACTTTTCAAATCGCTTGTTTTATTTATCATGTCAGTGATCAACATTAACGCTTGATCACTACCAAAGGCGGTTTTTAGCTGGGCCATTTCCATTGAGTCCAACTCACCAAATTGATTTTTCAGCTTAGACATAATGTCAAACATAGGTAACATCTTGCCGTTACTGTCAGTAAAGGACATGCCAAGATCGCCTTGGGCTTTCACTACACCACCTAAAAATGCTGTATAGCGCGTTCCCGCTTCCGAACCAGTCATACTACCTTGCAGCATACCAAGAACAGCCATTTGTTCCTGCACTGCAATACCGTGAGATTTACCCAACGCGCCCACGCCTTTAAACGCATCTGACATGCCTTGTCCTGTGGTTTTAAATAATTCCACCGACTTAGATGTCATACCTGCAATACGTTCAGCCCAGTTATCTTTGCCGATATCATCGGCTTGGTCTTTAAATACCGAATACATGGTCCCCATGTAATTGGTGATAGTGGCCGTATCTGCTTTAGTTGCAGCGGCCAGAATTGCCGAGCTTCTTGTGACCCCAGCCAGTTCATCACCCGTCATGCCACCCATGGCAGATTTGATGTCATAAGATGCCGCCACAAAGTCAGTTGCTGATTTACCATATTCAACGGAAAACTTCATTGCTGTTGAAGCAAGTGTTTTTAATTGTTCATCTGCTACGCCTAAGGATTTCACCTCACCTAAAGCCCTGTCCATTTCAATCGCAGGCATCAACGCTTGTTGCAACGCAAAACCAGCACCCGCCAGTCCTGCAGCGCCTGCCATCATGGTATGAGAACCCTGACGATAAGTGTTAGTGACATCATCAAATTGACGTTTAATATTGCCCAGGGGTTTTGAAATCTGGTCAATCAATCCAACTTGAAATCTGAGAGCTTCTGGTAACATCGTGTTCCTTATCCGCTAAAGGCTTTCGCTACACCGTTGGCAGTAACGGCTTGCATATTTTCCCAATGGTTCTTCTCTAACCAAATCGCGTAAGCAAAACTTTGTTCAGTATCTGCTTCATTTGGTAGCCATTTTCGCCGCCACGCATGCATTTTTTGCCTGTCACTGCTTTCTATCGCAGCGACAAGCGCATCTATTTTTTTACAGAGATAGCTAACTTAGGCGCGAACTCTTTAAGAACAGCACCATAAATTTGCGTTGCTGCGCCAGGGTTAGCAGTGGTAATTTCGCGTAGTGCATCTTTAGATTCTTTACTCACACAATTCATCAAAAAGTTGTGTGCGGCACTGCTGGCATCACCTTGTAAGATGGTGTTCTGCGCTTCATCGTGATCAGCTGGTGTCGGGTTAAACTCAATGTCTGTATTACCAACGGTTAAAATAATTGCTTTTGTCATACTGCCTCTCTTGTTTGTTTAAGAAGTTCGTAGAGTCGATTGAATCTCAATTCGATCTCTACGTTTATTTATCTAGTTTTTAGTCTAATGTTGTGAGCTTTTTTTATGTGGCGTTACTGCTCCTACCATAAATTTGTATGCGTTTAAGTAATCTGCTTCTGTGGCCTTACCCGCATGAGTGTTCCAATATTTTTTTGCATACCGCGCCAGCCCTTCTAAATCATCAGATTCGGGCAAGGCTTCAGGAAATCGGATCAAGTTCAACCGAGCCACAGCCACGGAAAACTGAGGTGAAACGACCATGTAATCAGCATCAAGTTCACCAGCAGGGCCAAAGGTTGATAAGGCATCTAATAAGTGAGGTCGTGATTTACCTAACCATTCAACAAGCCATTGAAAAGTCGCGGGTTCCATTTGAGTAAAACCGAGCGCAGGCCCACGAACCTGTTTTGAATAGGTCAATTTTCCTGATTCATGAGCCACAATCATCAGGATAAGATTGATAGCGGCTTGCGTATTCATCTTGCCCAGTCCACCTGTCGCCATATCTAGATGGTCAAGTACAGGTTTGATCACATGCTCTACAAAGAGCTTTCCTAATTTCATCGTTTCATTTTCTCCATGTTGCTTTGGCACGAAGTGCAATATTGACACCCCGGTATGTGTTGGCGGCGTCTTTCTGGGATTGGGTCGCCACATTCACCGCATTCATGTGCACTTTCCCGTATCTCAATTATCCGAGACCTTGCAAGTTGGTTAGCCAATGCCACTTCGGTGAATTTGGCTTCAATACAACTAGCCTGATCAAATACATCTGTCATCACGCCTCCTATTATTGAACCAAGTCTTCGGTTTCATCTGGACGCAGGTATGAAACGCCGTTAATGTTAATGAAATCCGGGCTTGTCACTTCAAATGGCAGTTTGTGAACCAATGCACTGCCGCCGTTGGAATCTAAATCAAGCAGATCAGATATTTTGATACGGCAACCAAAGGCTTCCACTTTCAGTTCATCTTTATCAATCTTGCCGTAGAACAAAGCATCAAAGTCAGGTAGACCACGCCAAGAGCCGGCTTGTTTTGCAGCCTTACTCAGCTGGTTAAATTGAGCAGTAGTTAGCTCCATCTCACCACTGGCTTCAACATCACCATCCACCCAACCATCAGGCACACCTGCCGTTTTATTCACGGCCGAGTTATCAGTGATAGAGAGCGTTACTTTTTGTGCTTTGACTTTGTAGTCACCCAGTGAAAAGTGCATGTTCTTGCCAGAAATACGCATACTCATGGATTACGCCTCCGAATCTGCAGGGTTAGAAAGATCAAGCGCGATGTTGACCACAATGTGTTTTGGACAGTTGTGAGGCCGAACCATTAAGCCAATCATTACCTTGGTTTTACTCATCCACTGAATGGTTACGTCTTCATCGCGTGGCAGCATGATTTCACCAGGGAAAGTAATGCCACCAATCTCTGTTGTTTTAGACATATCACGCATGTCTTTGCGAAAATAAGCACGGTTCAATTCAATACTTGGCGGGGTGGAATTCAAAATTCGGTCACCAATACGACGGATCGCTTTAATACGTACACGGCGATTTAATTTATGAACGGGTCGCACATATTCCAGATACTGATAATCACCGCCTTTGGTTTCCAATGTAGTGGCGTCTGTCCAGTAAATACCTTCCATGTCGGCATACCACTGAGGCAGTGAATAACGGGCGTTTGCCAATGTTGCGATAGTGCTCATTTCCATCGGTGCGTCAGCGCTATCCACTGGCATTTTTCCCAGTCCCAGCAAGTTACCCGTAGCAACACGCATCGGACTATCTGCAACGGTGACCGCACGATCACATAAACGACCACCCAACACACCGACGTTATTGCCATTAAGCTGTGGCACAGGCGTAACTTGGTTCGCAGCAACACCTTTTACCAGCGCCAACATCGTAGTTTCGTAGTCGGCCCACGTTTGTGATTCTTTATCAATGCCCGGACAAGCGGCAAGGAAGAATATCCAACGTCCCAGCTTGCTCGTTAGTTCTGTGGCTTTCGCTTGCATTGCATCAAATTCAGCTTTATCCGAGATAACATCACAAATACAAATACCTTCAAACGAGTCACTGCGGTTGGCAATGTCTACAGCGACTTGCCATGTATCATCTGCGGCCAAGCCAAAGATTGCGCCCGTCCAGTTTTGTTTACCATTGAGCTGCGCTGCTTTGACATTTTCGCCCAGGACATCATCTGCCACTACATCATCAAGATTACTCATGTTGTTAACGCGCGTGATTTTGCCTTGTAGTTCAGCTTTATCAGTGCGTCCGATGTAGAGTAAATGGCGTTCAATTTCTGGAATGCCGCCTTGCCCTAAATTGAGGTTATTTACCTCTACCTTTCCGGTTGCCATTCGTTATTTCCTTTCTTAAAGGGTTATTTTTTCACGCGAGCTTTCTCGATATTTTTAATGAGGCGCTCCCTTACTTTTTCGGTTTTCGTTCCCAGTATTTGACGCTTAGGAGTATGAACCTTCCATTTTTGCTTACCTTTGCGCTTACCTGTTTTCATCATTCGGATGATTAACCCGGCTTGCCCAAAGGTAAGTCGTTTTTCCAAGTTTCTAACACTCGGTTTATTCCAGCCTTTACCATCTCTACGACGAATACGGTAACCCAGCCTACGCAGTGTTATCGCTTGCTGTTTGGTGCATCGAGTTCCGTAATCTGATTCTCCTTGGCGCTTAGTTTGTTCTTTTATGTGCTCATGCGCTGAAATAGTTTGAGTCAATCCGGCTTGATGTACCGCAGCCTTTTTTGCCTTATCTTTCCGCTTCCATGTCAAATTAAGCATGGTGGCATCATGAAGAACATAGGGTTCCAACCCACTTGCGAAAGATGTTAGTACCGGCTTGTCACCATTTTTACGTTTTTCAAATGCCTTATTGTTTGTATCTTTTTGCCTACGTATACGACTGCGCGTCATTCGACTTTCCCAGCGCCCTAAATCTTTGAGTATCCAGCGCCGCTTTCGCTTGGTTAACATAAGTGCTTCTAATGCTTTCTTGGCATTAATTGCATCGTTACCGACCAGCTCTATTTTCATTGTTGCAACTCATACTCTTGTGCAACATCGATGGCGACGGCTTGAACTCGGTAGCGTTTACCACGCCAGGTGATTAACCCATTTTCATCGGGTATCATCTCGATGGGTTCCATCATTTCGATTTCAATCAGCACATCAGCAGCTTCATGGCTAATCACATCAACACTAATTTCGGGGTCTGCCAACTCGTGAATATCACGCTCTTTATCGTAATCAGACAACCAACAAGCCACGAGGGCAAACAAGTTCCTTGGGTCTAAAATACGATGTGGAAACTCTTCGATTGATATAACCGCTTCATAACGCCAATACGCAGCTATGTAGCCCCCGTTGCCTCGGTCTTCCCCATCAACAACAATGGCAGCTCTTTCTTGCCAAGCATCAATTTTGTTATCCAGAACGTTACTGTTTAGATGACTAACGATGTAATAGGTTAAATGCTCAAGCTTGGTTTTGTTGTAATCACTCATATAAGACTGATCCCAATTGAACTTTCACCCAGTAATAAACTGATATCGCGCTGGCTTTGAAATAAAAAACGGTCTTCTTGCTCGTTATCATCGGTTGTGACGCTTTCGCCTTCTTTACGACGATCTTGTGTTGCGAACTCTGGCAATAATTCAGCATGTGTTCGGCCATAAACAGCCCGTTTGTAAATCATAGTTTTTGAGCTGTTGAGTTCAGGTATAACAGTATCTACAAGCAATCTTGCTAAGCTGTTTTGCACACGCAATGCAGCTATATTAATAGCTGCGGCTATCGAGTTATTATCAAAAGTGTAAGGAATACGGCGCAGGTTACGGAATTCATTTGTTGATAAATCCGGCCAACCGTCCCCAAGCACGCTAATGTTTTCTACACTGTTAACTTTGCCACCAAAACTCATATAATCACCTTTATTAAATAGGTCGGCTCTAGCCACTGCGATAAGGAGCCCATTTCACTACTGTGAATAAGTCCAACGCAGCCGAGCCGGTGGCGCGAGAGTCGTTACAACTTT